TAGAGATAGCTACTAGCTTGATGCAAGGACTTAACATTGCTGGAGTTATTGAGCCGCCTAGCGTAACAGACTTACCTTCAGGACAAGCAGGCCCTCCAGTTCCTAACGCAGGTAGGGGTTTATTTGGCACTACTTATGCTCAAACACAGACTGCCCTAAATGTAGCAGCCGCTGGTGATGTCGAAGGAGCTGCTCTAGCTCTTGTAGGTCAACCACTGATTAACAGAGGTTTAGACTCAGTAGGGTTAGACCAAGCAACCATTGAAGGCGCAGGAATACAATATGATGATTTTCAAGAAGGTTTAGGTCAGGTTGTATCTGCTGTAGCTGGAGGTGCGGAGTTAGATGAGGCACTGGCGCAGGGCTTAGGTAAATACATCAGAGAGGGCGGCACGTTAGGCTCTATTGATTTGCCCGAAACTAACATAGACTTAGGGGTTGTTGAAGATGTTGTTAGGGATCTCGTACGTCCTCTTGGGGAAGCTGGTACAGCTTTTGTTCGTTTTGTAGAAAACGCTCTAGATGGTGTAGGGGATTCAGAGACAATAAAAGATCTAGGTCGTAACTTAGATGATCAGGTTTTACAACCAATTAAAGAAGTAGCTGAAACAACAGGCAGTGCTGTCGAAGACGTTGTGAGAGCAGGGGGCAGCGCTGTAGATGATGCTATTATACAACCTGTACGAGAAGTAACTAAAGACGTAGATGACTCTGTTATACGGCCTGTAGGCGATGCTCTATCTGCTTTAGACACAGCCGTTAGAGACGCGTTACCAGATATTGATTTACCAGATATTGATTTACCTAGTATAGACTTACCTAGTATTGACTTACCTAGTATTGACTTACCTACAGGTGGTTTAGGTGGTGGTTTTAATTTACCTATACCATCAGGCTCACGCACAACAGATAGGTTGTTTGACAACGAACTGTTTAAGTTTAAAAACAAAATAGAACTTACAGACTTTGGCCCACTAATACAACCACAACAAACAAGCATTGAAGATTTACTTACGTCACCTTTTGAGTCTGATTTTGCACAACAAAGAAGGTCTATATAATGACATACCTACAACTCGTTAATAAAGTTTTAGTCAGACTGCGCGAGAACGAAGTATCTACCGTAAGCGAAAACAACTACTCTAAGCTAATAGGCGAGTATGTTAATGACGCTAAACGTGACGTACAGAATGCTTGGGACTGGACAGGGTTGCGTAATACACTAACAGTAGATACACAGGCTAATGTCTTTAACTATGTACTGACAGACGCTGACAACACTATTAAAATACTAGACGTTACTAATGATAGTCAAAACTGTTTCCTACGGTATCAGACATCACGATGGTTTGATGAGGCATTCTTAGACTTTCCTAGTGTACCTAAAGGCACTACTCAGTTTTACAGCTTTAACGGTATTAACGGTGTTGACCTATATCCTATACCTGATGCTGCGTACACGTTACGTTTTAACGTAGTGTTACGTACTAAAGACTTTACAGCAGATACAGATGTATTAACTGTACCGTCAACACCTGTGATTCAACTAGCTACCGCTATGGCAGCACGAGAAAGAGGAGAGACCGGAGGCGCAAGCGCAGCAGAACTGTTCGCAATAGCTGATAGTACATTGGCTGATGCCATTGCTATGGATGCTGCATTACATCCTGAAGAAACTATCTGGTACTCATAATGGCTCAACAATTACAGAACATTACTATAGCAAGTCCCGGCTTTGCTGGGCTTAACACACAGGATTCGCCTATTAGTGTAGACCCATCCTTTGCTGCTATTGCTGACAACTGTGTCATTGATAAGCTGGGGCGTATAGGCGCACGTAAGGGTTGGGAAACTGTTACTACTAACGGCTCTTCTGTATTAGGCAGCAGCCGTGGTATAGAAACTATCTTTGAGTTTGTAGATGCTAGTGGTGACAAACGTGTAATCTCTGCTGGTAATAATAAAATATTTTTAGGGACTACTACATTAGCAGATATAACCCCCAGTAGTTATACACCTACGGCTAACAACTGGAAGTGTGTAGCTATTGACAACCACATGCACATGGTTCAAAGCGGACATGAGCCTTTGATTGGATCAGACCATACTGGTTCTTTTGTATTAGAAACTATATCAACTCATCCACATACTACGGGCACTATGCCTCAAGGTAATGAAATCTTAGCAGCCTTTGGTCGCTTATGGGTAGCAGATATAGTAGGAAACAAAAGCACAATTTACTGGAGTGGTCTTACGCCAAACACTGCACATTGGACAGGCACAGGTACAGGTAGTTTAGATTTAACTCAAGTATGGCCATCAGGCTATGATGAGATTGTAGCTTTAACTGCTCACAATGACTTCTTAATTATCTTTGGTAAAAAGTCTATTGTTGTTTATTCAGGAGCTACCTCTCCAGACTCAATGGCTCTTGTGGATACTATTGATGGCGTGGGTTGCATAGCGCGTGACTCTGTGCAGCGTACAGGTACTGATGTATTATTCCTATCAGACTCAGGTCTGCGTAGCTTTGGTAGAGTGATACAAGAAAAATCTCTGCCTATGCGTGACATCAGTAAGAATGTCCGTAATGACCTGATGGCTTTAGTAGATGTACAGGCGTTACCCATTAAGTCCCTGTACAGCGCATCAGAAGCCTTCTACTTGCTTTCTCTACCCTCTAGCAATACAGTGTACTGCTTTGATATGCGCGGCCCTATAGATCAATCAGGGGCGCACAGGGCTACTACATGGTCAGAGATAGACCCAGTGTCTTTAGGTAAGCTGGAAGATGGCACTATATACATAGGCAAGTCTACTGGTCTTGTTAAGTATGCAGGGTATAAAGACGGCACAGCTACGTATCAGCTACGTTACTTTAGTAATCCTACAGACTTTGGTAGCGCGTCTAACCTTAAGTTCTTAAAGAAGTTTAACTTGACTATTGTAGGCGCACACGGTACTGACATCACGCTAAACTGGGGTTATGATTATACAAGTAGCTATAATAAACAAGCCTTTACATTTTCCGCAGGCAATACTATTGCTGAGTACGGTGTTGCAGAGTACGCAATAGGTGAATACTCAGGAAGTGTAGATGCTCTACTTAACACGCCTTCTGTAAACACAGGTGGTAGCGGGTCAGTAGTTACTATTGGTATTGAAGCACAGATTAATGACGTACCTTTTTCTATTCAAAAGATTGATATACACGCTTTACTAGGGAGACTTATCTAAATGTCCAACTATACAAAGACCACTAACTTTGCGGCTAAGGATTCTTTACCCTCTGGTAACGCCAATAAGATTGTACGTGGTACAGAAATTAACACAGAGTATGACAACATTGCTACTGCGGTAAACAGCAAGTCTGACTCTGCTTCTCCTACATTTACAGGTACTGTCACAGCAGCCACAGTTACTGTAACGGGTACACTCACGGCTGATACTATTACCGGAGGTACTTACTAATGACAGTAATGACTCAGACAGCAGAACAACGCAGAGCTACAGAAGCAGATATGCAAAGGCTGAGGAACTCAATAGGTCAGCCTCGTATGCAACAAGGCAGCTATGATAACTTAATCAACAGTCCTCAGTATCAGAATCTATTGCAGCAATATCAGCAGACACAAGGTAGGCAGGGTGGAGCTGAGATGCAAAGAATGTTAAGTGGCTTGGGCGCCCCGGAGCTAATAGCTGAAGAGCCTCTTATGCAACAAGGCGGCATAGGTCAGCCTCGTACAGGAATGGTTAAAGAAGTACTACAAGAAGTACCACAAGTAGAGGACTTGGTTACTGAGCGTGATCCGGTACCAGTTATAGAGAATCAACTGGGAACGACTATACTACCCACAGGCGGCAACCCGTATTCCGGTGGTAGCAGTGTAGACGACAGGGTATACGGCGGCTTAGGTCTCACAGGTTTACTTAGTGGTAAATTAGGTGATGCGCTACGTACAGCCGGAGGATACTACGCAGGTCAGCAAGGTATTGAAGGTGCATATCAGACAGGACTGACAGGTCTGGAGACTGCTGAACGCATGGGTCAACGTGCCCTTGAAGGCACACAGTTTAGACCCTTTGGTGTTACCTCTGATCTAGCCAACGCACAAGTAGGCGCACAAGGTGATGTCAACTTAGGTCTTAGTGGTCAACAACAACGATTACAAAATCAACTACTAGGCGGAGCTAGTCAAATGGCTGGCAGTCTAGGAGCTGGCTATGACCCACGTACAGGTCAAGTAGGTAGACAAGCTATGGGTCAAGCCCAGCAGCAGATAGGTCAGGTAGGTGCTTATGACCCATCTATTGCAGCCCAGCGTGGTGCTATGGGTGGTTTGTTTGGTCAACAACTAGGACAGTTCGGTCAGCCTACAGGACTAGAGGGTGTAACTCAAGCAGGTCTAACGGGCGCACAGCAGCAGTTTGGAAGAGCTGGACAGCCACAGGACATTCAAGACCTACGTTCTCAGTACGGCAACCTAGCTATGCAAGCAGGACAAGGACTGTTGACTTCTCCTGAGCAACGACAAGCTGACATCTATGAATCTATACGTGCTACACAGCGGCCAGAGGAAGAGCGACAGGCTCTACGTATGCGAGAGAATCTTCTTGCTCAGGGACGTGCAGGTGTAAGGACAGCAGACTATGGCGGTACACCAGAGCAGTTGGCTATGGCTAAAGCACAAGCTGAAGCACAAGCCGGTGCAGCACTACAGGCTCGTCAGATGGGTATGCAAGAGCAGCAGCAAGGACTCCAGACTGCACAGGCTCTTACTGGTATGACATCAGGACTAGCGGGTCTAGGCTCAGAGCTAGAGACAGCAGGTATAGGACGTGGTGCTACACTTGCAGGCGTAGGTATGCAGGGGGCGCAGACAGGCCGTGGGTTCGGACAGCAAGACCTACAGAACCTTATGGCTTTGCAGGGTGCAGACATTGGTGCAGCACAGTCACAACAGGCTCTACAGCAGGGTCGCTTAGGTTTAGGTACTGGACTCTTTGGTCTTGGTCAGCAAGCTCAAATGATGCCTTCACAGCTACGAGGTGCTGATATACAGAACATGCAGGCGCTGCTTGGTGCTGGATACATGCCACAACAGCAAGCCCTTAACTTACTACAGGCTGGTATGCCTGCTGCTGAACTAGCGGCTCGTGGACAGATTAGAGGTACTGAGCTACAG